GATAGAGGTAATATTGCTAAAAGCGGTATGAATAAAGAAACTTTCGATAGATTTGACTTGTTTTATAATGGAAGTGACCTGACATGACCATATCAAATCTATCGAAAGTTTCTTTATTCATACCGCTTTTAGCAATATTACCTCTATCCATTTCAAATCCAGCAATCTCAAAATGTCCAAAAACTATTTGTGAGGGTGTGTCTGATAGAAACTTCATCGACTCTTCATAATTTTCTGAATTTATCCATGGCACCATAGCAACTTGAAGTTCATCAAATATCAATTCTTTCGGTGAAGTATAGATGTGGACATTATCGTAATGATTGAATAACTCATGCATTGCGTTTATATCATTTGAGTTTTTGTATGTGACATCGTGGTTTCCCACTATGACGTGCATAGTGATACCTTCATCGCGGATACGATCAAAGAATCTTTTTCTCCACGAGTTTAACGTAACAAAATTAATAAACTTACGTCTATCGACAACGTCACCAAGGTGGCATATAGTTGTTATGTTGTTTTCTTTTAGATAGGGAAAGAATGTGTTTTCCCAAAACTTGAAAAAGAATTCGTTGAATACGGGATTATCGCCTCGCGCACCCGCGTGAGTATCGTTTATGAGAGCTATTCGCATTATTTTTTTCCATTATCTATAACACGCTTTCTAAGTTCTGTGGTAGAAAAGCTATGTTTTCTTTTGTTGTAGTATATAGGAATATCTAGTTCTTTTCCTGTAAAGTGAACATCTTTATATTCCTCACCAATAATACGTATATCAATATGGTATGACAATAGTATATCTAACAGTTCTTTTTCTGTAGTGTATGGCACAATTTCGTCAATGTATTTACATGCTTGAAGTTGAACAAATCTTTCAAATAATGATTGAACAGGTTTATTCTTGGTGTCAGGTCTATCAATAGTCGGGTCAGTTTGTAATCCTACTATTAAATAGTTACATTGAGTTTTAGCTTCTTTTAGCATCATAATATGTCCAGCATGAAACATATCATAAGATGAAGCAACAAATCCAATTTTCACATTATCCACGTTATTCTTCCTTAATATAGAACTCTTCCAAACCTTTAGCTTTGGTCTTTTTCTTTTTCAGTTGCTCAGCTCGTTTAATTTCGAACGTTTCAATATATTCGGTTATATTATCATACATTTCAAATTGACGCATATTGCCGTATTCATCTTCATACATTTCACCCTCATCTAAAACACCATACTGCGCGGTTGCTTTATATTTTAAGTATAGCTGTTTCTTTTCACGAGCAATTCTACGCAAAAAAGCATAGTAAACTATTTGAGTGAAATACGCAAATGGGTTTTTTGATTTTTCTGGATCAAAATTTCTAAAGTACATGACACAGTTTTCTATTCCATCAGAAATCATTTCTTCTTTAAACGAATACGATATAAAGTTGGGTTTACGAGCAAGATGTAAAGATATCTTCAAAAAACATTCGCCTATGTAGTTTGATACTATAGGTTCTGGTTTACCAGCTTCAACGGCATCAATGCATTTTTTCTTATGGTCAATTAACGCCTGTAAAAAATCTGGATTATTGATGTAGTTCTTTATAACTTTTTTCATATTTTCTCAACTTTATATTGACAACTCGTTAGGATATCGTTATATTAGGCATGTCCGCTGTGATGTATTAAATAAATGTTTAGTGTATTGTCTCTGGTGTATCGTCAATAGATTGTTTGTCTTGTGTTTCTTCATCCAAATAATCATCATAAAACTCTTCTGTATCAATTAAATCATTTTCCAATAAGATGTTATCTGGATGTTCAACTTCTGGTAAATCAGATGGTCCGTTATGGTATTCAAAAACCATCTTATGATAATACTCTTTAATGACTTTCGTTGGTGTCATTATAGTTAAGATATCTGTTGTGTATACTTGCGCTACATTACGCTCTATAACATCAATAGGTAACCATGGAGTCATAAGTATTTTAGACTTATAATCTCCGCTTCGTCTAATGATAAAACAAAATGGATTTGAAAGCGTAACAAAACCATCATCACTTTCGGTGTATTCACATAAAACATCTTCACCAGACTGAAGTCTAACTATTTTAATTTTGTCCATTTTTCATCAGTTCAATATTATAGAAAGTATATTCAAATTTTTCAGCATCGTATATTTTAGCTCTTTCGGCAAAGTGTTTTAATGTAAAGTTGACATGTGAATCAACTCTAAAATCGTCTGAAATATCAAATAATGTTGCGTAATCTTTATCATCACCTTTTCTTAAACCTCTACCAATGGACTGTAGATTACGAATTTTAGATTTTGATGGTGAAGCAAATATAACATTATGTAGGTTTTTTATATTAATACCAGTGCTAAAAGTGCCGTAAGAGGCTACAATAATAGCATCTTTTTCTTTTTCTGTGATTGCTCTGATTGCTTCACGTTCTTCAGCATCTACTTTTGCGTAGACTAAAAAAACTCTTCTGTCTTTATGTGCACTATTCTTAATATTTTCATATAATTCTTTGCCATGTTTTTCAACCAGATTATATAAAACTAGCGTATTACCATGTAACGATAAAGCAAGATTTTTAATGAATTTGTTTCTATTAATATTAGACACCAAATAATCAATCTCGTCTTTGTATTCCCATTTTTTAGATGACTTACAAACATCTTTAGGATACTTTAACATCAAACATTTTATTTTTAATTTTGAAAGATGATTATTATCCATCAACTCTTTAGTCGTTGTTGTTTGATAAACTGGGCCAAACAAACCTTCTAGGACTAGTTTATGTGTTTGTGTATCATCTAAAGTGCCTGTTGTGCCTATTCTATACTTAGCGTTAATTAAACCAGACATAATGGAAGATAGTGATTTAGCTTTAAACAAATGACTTTCATCACCAATCACAAACTCAAATTGCTCAAAATACTCAGGTTCTCTACCGTAAATAGATTGCCATGTCGTTATAATTAAAAAGTGCGCTGTATCTTTTTCTTTTCCTGCATATTGCCTATGACAATATTTTTCAACATTATAACCATATCCTTTAAAATCGGAATACATTTGCTCAACTAGTGAGGTTGTAGGAACAACCAAAAGACCTTTTTTACTGTGTGTGGATTGAAGTAAACTAATAATTAAATAAATGATTAGTGATTTACCTGAACCTGTTGGAGATAATATCAGTAGTCGTTTATTACGGATAGCTTGAACAAAAGCGTTTAATTGATAGTCTCTCACTTCATAGGGTAATTTTAATTCGTCAATAAAATCCTGGGCTTCTATCAAAGAAAAATTGTCCGTAAGAACTACATCATCGTCTATTGAAAGTGAATATTTCCTATCTTCACAAAATCTCACAACATAAGGAACTAAACCATGATATAGTGACTGGTTTCTTAAGTCTAATAAACGAATCTTACCATCCCACAACTTCTTTTTAAATTGTGGTGAAAATTGATAATTAGGAACGTAGAATGTAAAATACTCTGACAATTCACGTGCAAAACCTTTGTCACATTCTACCTTAACGTATGCCTCATTTATTTTTGATATTTTATAATCAGACATTACGCGCCTTGAATGAATCTTTCCCACTGAATAAAATCTCTCAGTTGAAATGTTCTTGCACTCAATTCTTTCAATATACTACCACACACTTCGACAATCTCATCATGCATTTTTTTATGCGCTATCAGTTTAAATATATCTTCATCGCTTTCAAGATATGTAGAAACTTCGGATTTTAAAGTATATGGAAATTGTTCCCAGCCGTATTTTTGAAGTGTTGATTGGTCCAATTTACCAGTGTAATATTCCCACTTTAATCTTCGCATCTTGGATATTTTAAATTCAGACTCTTTTGATAATAGCCTGTATCTAGAAATTATATTCAAATACTTACTATGCAGTTTTGGGATATCTAGCAAAGCTTTACCTGGTTCTGTTTTATCTATAACAGAATCTACTTGCCACATCTCTAAAAGTTCTTCAAGTTTGTTCATTAATGACTCTCACAGGTTTAAAGCGTAATTTTTTACTAAGTATATAGTATAACGCTATTCAAGATAAGTGTCAAGTAATATTTAAACTTTTTCTATGTCGTAATAGGAGAAGCGGAATGTTACATCTGCTGTGATAATAGTTTCGGGAGAATCTGTCGTGTTTACAACAAAAGTCGATAATGAAATAGGAAATAAATCATAAAATTTAAATCTATGCAAAGGATTATTTGATGATGATAATAATGTCAACATACCATCTGAGTATTGAGGCTTACTTGTATTATCACTATTTCTAGATAATCTACTTAATTGTTGATACTCTTCAAATTTTTCAGGGAAGGTCATTGCACGAATCCAATCATGAATTTCTTTCCATGCTGTTAATTCTTCATCAACATAAAATGTCACATTAAGTAAGTCATAGATTGCTTTTTCACCGGGTGCATACACATCTATAAAAGGAGTTGGTTGAATAGCTTCAGACATCGATATACCTGGCACTGCAACTGCTTGACAGAAATATTGTACGTTAGGTAACCTAGAAAAGTTTAATTGAAACTTATTGGGGTGCAAGAAGTTTGGATTACTTGGATTTCTATTTGTGATTGTCATAAGTGTATTTATATAAGATTTAAAGATAAAAAAAGAGAGAACCTTTCGATTCTCTCTTTTAAGTGTCACTCTTTTAAAACGGTGACTTAGTTCTCTTACATAATGTTAGAGATTTTAAACGCACGGTAGTAAACGTTTGATTTAGCTGTTAATAAACCAGTACCTTGTGTAGTACCTTCGGCAAATGGGTTAGCAACTAGACCGTAACGAGTTTTGAAACCGATTTTTGGTTGGAATGTAGTTGTATCTACAGCACGAACCATTTGCAATGGAACGTATGGGCAATAGAACAAACCAGCATCATAAGCGTTAGAACCTTTATAACCTACAACAGCAAACTCTGAAGTTGAAGTTGTTGGGAAATATGGATCGATATACACTTTGATACGACCAAACAAAGTACCAGCAAATGTGTTACCAGTATCGTCAACAGTTAAGTTAACTTGGCCAGCTAAAGCTGATTGATAG